TATTTAACTATCTTTTTACCTGTAGAATCTAACTTATCAGTTTGCCAAGGTATTATAAAAGATACAGACGTCAAATCGATCTTTGCTGACATATCAAATCCAACATACACCGACATTCCCCTGGTGCTTATAGGAATTTCTTTTACTTCGCATTTTTTCCACTTTGCCATATCCATATAGCCATTTTCTTTTTGTTGCACCCATTTATTTAGGCACTTTGTAAGAAATGCTATCATTTTTTCAGGTATTTCTTTAGCGAGTTTATATTCTCCTCGTATTTTTTCAATACCTTCTTTATATGTCATACGTATAGGATTGGCCTTTATCCAGTTATCTTCATTGTCAATATCATCTCCATCATCGATTTCTAGAATATCTACAAAATATTCATCATTCCATACGTCAATATAAGGATCTAGTACCTTGGAGCAATATGTATACTCTTGTGTGTAGCAAGGATATGATAAGTCCATCCCTGCAGTTGTTATAATCATCAATAGCGATTCTTTTGTATTAGAACCCAGGCCAAGATCATAGAACTCTGTTGTTTGATGTTGATGATATTCATCTAGGATAAGCCCAGCCGGATTTGTTCCATCTCCTTTTTTCCCATCCTCTTTGTTGAGAGCTTCAATAAAGCTTCCAGTCTTAATATGTTCTATTCTATCGTTTGTTATTTTAAATTTTGAAGCTAATGGCGAACCTCTAAGCATAAGTTTTGCTTCTTCAAGAATTATCTTCGACTGTTTTCTTTTAACTCCAGCTGTATAGTATTCGTATACTTCACCATTCTTTGTTGCCTGAGTTGATATTTCATAGAGTGCAACTCCTGCTTCTTCTTGTGATTTTGCATTTTTTCTTCCTACTTCAATGAATGACTTTTTAAATCTTTTGTATCCATTTTCAATATTTCTCCAACCATAGATTTGGCACAAATCAAATTTTTGCCAAGCTGTCAATTCTATAGGTTTTTGAGCGAGTATTCCCTTGGAATGTCTTAAATAGCTAAACCAATCCACAATCCCCAGGGCCTCTTTTTCGTCCCAGATATATTCAAATGGTTCCGTAAGTACATTGCAACCTATTTTTTTAAAGTCATTTAATAACCTTTGGCAGGCCCAGATATGTTTTTTCCCGCTAGGTATGATCCCATTGATACAATCGTTAGAGTACTGGATTAACTCTTCTCTAATATTCATTAGATATTACCAAATCTTTTGTCGACTTCCCATTCTGTTCTAGTTGTTTTAGTAGATGCCGCTTTTAATCTGCTATCAATTGTCATGCCACACAAGGAAGCAAACTTTCTCATTTCAGTAGCGAAGTTTGTTTGTATGTCAATCAGAGGATTTTTAACTACAATTATTCCAGCTCTTGTCTCTCTATCTATGTAGTATGGTTTTCCATTCAGCTGTTCCGTAGCCTTTATATAATTTGAATAAGCATTACAGTATGCCCCGATGTTATTTTTATCGAGATTTCCTATAATGCTTATGCTTTTTAATTCTTTTACTATTCTTTTATATTCTTTTTTGGCAATATCATCTATTAACCAGAGTGGAGGTTTTGCAAGTTGTCCGTCTCCAAGCTTTATACTATCTTCTTCGGTTTTTCTATTTCTTTGTTGAAAAACTGTCAGATTTCCTTTTTGCATTTCGATTGGTTTTCTTGGTTTTGGCATATGTGTTCCTCCTTCTTTGCCAACTTTTATTTCTTATTTAGAATTTTGCGTGACTAATACTAGACATGCGGTGTTTTGGCTTTGTCTAAAACAATTTTACCCACCCCTGGGTATAAACTCATACATTTCCTTGTATAAAATTAAAAACCTTTATGTGGTCAAATTAGAGCTTTGTTCTCTATATTGTTTTAGTATTTCATATAGGCTTTCCATTATCTTTTGCTTATCTTTTTTATATAATCTTTCTATTAAGCTATGAGTTTCACTTGATAAACTTATTAAATTATTTAAATCTATTCGTTTATTCCAGTCATCTTTAAGCGGTGTGATATGGTGAACGGTATTAGCTACACATACTTCTCCGGTTGTAATATATAAGTACACGTCCATCCCTTTATCTAAATCCAAGACAATTGGTCTAGTGTTGATCCATTCTCCTGAATGATAGAATGTATCAGACTCTTTATCTCTGGAGTACCTGTCATATTATTTGAACCTTTGTTTTAAACAATCACAACTGCTGCCACTTAGCAGCCTTACATTACATCTACTGCAACGTTTAAAAATTGGCATGTGTGTCACTCTTTCTCTCTTGATCTAATTAGCACATAAGTCTCATCTACCGTCTTTGATAATTCTCATGTGCTAAAGTTGTATCTAAAAAGGCATCTGCCGTGGTTGCAGATGCCTTTAAGGGGGGTTAAACAATTAATAAGGGGTATATATTGTCTTGAGTGATTTACTCTATGATAATAATAACACGATTTATACGGACAAGTAGGACAAATATTTATAAATCAAAAAATCTTTCAAATGATTTTCTACAACTATCTTCCGTGTGGCTCCCTCCCATTCTTCGTGCTACATTTACCCATGTTAGATCATCTATAAACCTGAATGATATTATACGTCTTATCCGGCTATCACTAATCTTATTTATGTACTCCTCTACTAGATTAGTCTGCTCTAACAGATTCATTTCCATTTCTTCTAGTTGATTAATTCTTTTCCTTAATATCATTTTTTTCTTACTACATTCAGGATTTGGGAAACCTTTTATCTTAAAATGTTCCGTTCCTCCGCTTCCTCCCGTTACAGAATCAATTACCTCTCCTTCTTCCCTGAGCTTTTTTATTTGTTTTTCCAATCTGTCTATGCTTAATCTCTTCTCTTCTTTTTCTTGTCGCATGTCACAGTACTGGCTAAGTGCATCTTTTATTTTTGTATTACTTTCTTTTACTAATAATTCCACTAATATCTCACTCCCTTCATGCTGCTCCATGCTGTTTATGGGCTTGTCTTAGTTGATCTGTTGTAGTTGCTGCATAATTTTTATTTGTAACAGTAGAGCCTATTGTATGTCCTAATATTGCTTGAATAAGGTTTTGTGGACAATTATGCATATTCATTGTTGTGGCCAATGTCTTGCGCATTAGATGCGGATATATGCTCCTTTTTATATCTACTCTTTTAGCTACATGCTTTAGAATGCTTCTTATACTTCCTTCTTGTAATCTTGTATGTGGTCTTTTCTTAGAAACGAACAAAGCTATTCCGCTATCATTTCTATTATCTAAATACTTTTTAACATGATATTTTGCTGTATCATCTAGAAATACAGTTCTGTATGCTTTAGTTTTAGGAGCGTATATCATTATATCTCCATTTCCCATATCAATGTCTATCTTGTTAATTATAACTGTTTCTCCGACTCTAACTCCTGTGCTTCTCAGGAACTCTAATACTGCCCTATCTCTTAGATCCTTGCATCCATCTCTTAGCTCTTCGATTTCATATCCTTCTAGATATTCAATAGGTTTTTTAATTTCTTTTCGTAGTTCTACGTTATCGCAAGGGTTTTCAGTAATTAATCTGCTCTTTCGCATCCAAGAGAAGAAGGCCGCTATATTTCTTCTCTCGTTGTTAACTGTTGTGGCCGAGTTACCTTTATTTGAACACTGCTGCAAGTAATCATCTATGTCCATGTCTGTTATATGTATTAGATTCATATCTGTAAATGTTATAAGGTGCTTAATACTTGAAAGGTAATATTTAACTGTTTTTGTAGATAATTTATTTCCTTTTCTGGCTAGAAACATTTTTATTATATATTCATTCTGGTCCATTTCCGTGCTTGGTAGCGTTTCCATCTCGATTACATTTATATTTCTTAATTGGTGTACCAATACGGTGTCTAAGATTTGCAATGTGGTACTATCTATGTACTGCTGCATTGATATTAATATATTGTTTCTAAGTCTTTCCTTCATGGTATTAAGCCCCTTTTCTTCAGTCCCTTATTTTGATAATTTGTATATACTAGATTATCTATTTTTTATTGTTTTAATTATTTCATCCACTGATTTAATAAGTTCATCTTTATTCATTTTGGTATATCCCTTAACTTTATGTTTTTTACAACAATATCTAAGTTCTGATAATGTCCATTCCTTTACTGTTGGAACATTTATTACTACCGTTCCACCTTTTATCTCTTCACTTTCAAACATTTTATACCTCCAATAAATATTAGTTTACCTGTTCAAAATAGAATTGAACATGTTTTATGTTTTCCGTTATCAGTCCATATTTTAGTGCCAATCTGTAATTAAAATCTTTTTGTAAATTTATCAGCATTATTTCAGTAAGCCTTTTTTTGAATGTTCCCAAATCAAAAGTAGACTTATAAAAATTACATTGTCTACAAGTAGGCATATAGTTTTCATGGCAATACATTTCACTATCGTTCATAATTTGCTTACAGTCTGTGTTCACGTAAACACTTTCTATATGGTCTACTTGCATATCTTTATAAGCAATCTCACAACCACAATAAGCACAATGACCGTTATATTTGCCATATACAATTAATCTATCCTTTTTAGGGATATTTCTATGTTTACTCATGCTGACCTCTTTCTAACTCAATATTAGTTTAGACTCACACTTCATTACCCCAACAGTCCCAATTTTCACGGTTAATTCGAGCAAACATTTCTAGTTTATTAGTATTAGGGAACATGCTTTCAATCATTTCATACGCGCACAATGGCTTTTTGCTATGCTTAGTCGCTTGCTCTCTCAATACCGTTGTGTATTTACCTCTTGTTTCTTGACAAGGCATTAGAATATTTCCTTTTTTGTAGAACCATAATAAATATTCATGTGAATATCTAACTGTAAAAGCGGGTGCTACTCCATTTGTCTTATCCCATATCATTCTTGCGTGTAATTTATAACCTAACTCTTTCATCATTAATTCAGTTTCGTGTAAATATTTATCTATAGTCCACATAAAAATATTATGTTTATCATTGCAAAGTGTAATTGCTTGTCTATGTATTTCTTTTATATCATCCAAATTAAGTGTAGAATAGTCTAA